GGATACAAAGTCGCACCACGGGCGTTCTGTGCAGGCCATTTGCCACATCATTTGCGTGATGTACTTTTCTGGCACTTTTTGGTCAAGCAGGGTTGCAATATGGGTGGCAGTGTTGGGGCATTTGATTTCCACCAAACCCTTGTCTGCCAAGCCATCAGGAGACGCACCAGACATCTCAATGCGTGGGTGGGTAATGAACCCTACCTCGGTTACCAAAATGTCAACCTTGGCCTCGTAAGCAGCCCTTGCAAAGGGTTCGGTATCTGTACCCCATTGCATGGCTGAGTTGCTAAAAGACTCTGCTGGCTTGCCTGTCATGCGTTCGCAGACCAGTTGGGCCATGTAGTTATCCCTGCTGGTGCTGTAACCCGTTTTAGTTTTGGCGATGATGTCCGCAACCCTGCTGGCGGTGACCTTGCCGCATCGAGCAGCAAACCATTCTGTTGTACCTTGGTCCATTATTTAGCCCCTTCCAGCAAAGCCTTTTTAGCGTCTTTTTTGGCGATAACTTTGGTAACCCATGCCTGCTCGCCTTTGGTGGCTGTATAGGCTGTTTTATAGGTTTTCTGCAACTCTGCAATGGTGGTGACTTCATCCATTGCGGCCAACAGGTCAGCCATTTGGTTTTCGTTGACTTCGGACTTAACCTCAGTGCGTCTGCTGGCGCTGTTGCCATCGTCATCCTCTGGTGCAATGCCGCAAGCCGCCATCAGGCTGTACCGCCTGGCATAAGTCAGGGCAGAGCCAAACCCTTGCGGGTCTTGCTTGGCGGCTGGAACATGGAGAATGCCACATTCAAGCATTTCGCCCGATTCGTGCAGGAATACAGTTTCAACCATAACCCCATCGTTGCAGTCGTAATTCTTTTGAATCAGGGCAATGCCGTTGTCGTTCAGCCCTTGGATGACTGCCTCAACGCAGGCGGCAAGGTCGGCATAGCGGCTTTTGAAGTGCGGGTTGGTAGAAGATTTCAGGGCAGGGCCAAAGGCTTTTTGTGCTTTGACCAGTGCGGTTGCGATGTTTTTCATTTTGAGACTCCTGTTTATTTGTAACGTGGGCCGCAAGTCACATCAACAACCGTTTCAGCGGAGTATCCGTTTATCTTGCGTTTTGCATAAATTGGAATTGCACGAAGTCCTGCGGTTTCGCACTGTTTAATTCCATCGATCACTTCATTTCTACCCATCGACTGAATGTGTTTATCCATGACCAGTTCTTGCATGGTGGTCTCGCCCCGTGTTTCTACGGATGCTGGTGTTTTGCTGGCACAACCGACCAAAGCCAAAAGTAAAAAAATGTATTTCATTGTTTGCTCCTTAAAAAGTTTTGTTGAAATGTGCATTGATTGCCCGACCCACACGCTGGCGACTTGGCGGCTCGTAACCAGCGTATTCTTTGACCTCTTGCTCAATCCATTGGAAGTGCAGTTTGGGCAAGTCATAAGTGATATCGACACCATCTTTGAAAACAAAGATGTCAAAGTGACCATCGGCATAGCAATCTTCATCTTCGTACCAAGTCCACTTGACTGTGACTTCATCCCAAATCAGGAAAGTGGTGAATTCGCCTTCTTCTTCGTCATACATGATTAAGGTCTCCAAACAAATACGTCAAGGGCAACCACCACGATGGCAGCAACGGATACAACCCAAAGAGCAACATTTGCCCAGTTGGTTGGTTTTTTGTAGTGTTCAATGTCAAACATGGGTTTTCCTTTGATGGGGCCGAAGCCCCGTTTGGTTTATTGCTTAACAGTGCCAACTAATTTGCCATCCATAATTTCAAACAAAATGGCTTTGGCAATATTGAGAGTTTTTCTAGCACCTTCTGTATCATCAAATGCCATTTGCTCTTGGGCATCTGACATGAGGCCAGCAACGACCATGTTTGCGCCAGTAAATTTGTAAGTGATTGAGTTTTTGACCGATTCAATGTATGCGTTTATGTCGTTGACACCGTACATTGCTTGGTTGTTTGATTGAGTGACTTGCATTTGCTTCTCCTTAAAGACCCTGTGCGGAATTGCTAGGGCATGGGTGCATTATTAAGTAAAGTTAACCCCATGTAAAGGGTTTTTTATAGGGACTTTCCCTAGTGTTGCTTTTAAGTTAATCCAAGTTACAATGGCACAATGACAAAAGAACAGCTTATCAAATTGGCAGGGTCACAGAGTGAGCTTGCAAGGCTTTTGGGCATCAGCAAGCCTGCGGTCTGCCAGTGGAAGGCACAAATCCCTGAGTTGCGTTTGCGCCAGCTCAAGGACTTGAAGCCTGATTGGTTTTTAACGGAGGAAACATGAAAAAAGCACTGATTGCAATTTGGATTGCAGCATCAACCACAACAGTCTGGGCGGCTTGCTCAACGCACACTTACTATGCCAATGGAAGGTACGTTACCTGCACCACCTGTTGCTATGGAAATAATTGCAACACCAACTGTTATTGATTTATAATTGTTTCAAACACGGCTAGGGTAGCTCCCGAAAAGACGATTCTTTCACCGTCCTGCCATTAGTGTTTAAGTGAAAGCGACCTATGAAAGAAAGGTTAAACAGTGGCAACACTCACCCTCAAAAAGCCAAAACCCATTGGCGACACACCCCTTGAAAATTTAGCTTCGAAGTTTGTTGTTATGCGGCAAGCTAGATCAACTAAGTCGTTCAGGTTTACCTGTTATCAAGACTCATTTGATGCGGCATTAAAAGAAGCTACACGGCTTGCAAAAAACTGCCAGACCGAGAGGTTTCTTGTTTTACAAGTGCATGGCTTTGCAGACTGGCGGCCATGATGCACTACTACAAACGAAACCTTGGAGACTATGCAAAGAAAGCTGGTCGGCTAACTATGCTTCAGCACGGTTCGTACACGCTTCTTATTGATTCGTGCTATGACCGTGAAGTATTCCCCACATTAGAGCAGGCACTTGAATGGACTTGGGCATCGACAGAAGCAGAGGTCGAGGCTGTAAAGTTTGTTTTATCTAGGTTTTTCACGCTGGATAAAGATGGCTGCTATGTGCAAGACAGAATCCTACAAGAGTTGCTTGAATACCATGCTAAAGCAGACACGAATAAACGTATCGCCATTGAAAGAGAAACGAAGCGTAGGGAAAAAAGCACGAACCGTGAACCAAGCGTAAACGAACCGCCACCTAACCATAAACCAATAACCAATAACCATAAACCAATAAAAGAAAGAGCAACTAGCGTTGCTTGCCCTCCTGATGTAAACGAACAGGTTTGGCAAGATTGGCTGCATCTCAGGAAATCCAAAAAGGCATCGGTAACAGAAACTGTTGTCAAAGGGGCAAGATCGGAAGCTGCCAAGCTTGGATGGGGCTTGGAAAGTTTTCTCGTTGAATGGTGTACTAGAGGTAGCCAAGGCTTAAAAGCTGAATGGATTACTGAAAAACAAACCCAAAACGGTTTGACAAAAACAGGGCAGCGCAATGCCACTGTCCTGCAAGGCTTAACTCGTGGTTTACTTGGAGGGCAAAGCAATGTCCAATTACTCAAATAATGAATGCACTCAGGATGAAGGGCTGGACTACATTTTTGGCCGCATGAGTGCAATTTACGGGGCAGCATTTTTGCGGCACTGGGAGGGCGTTGACCTCGAACTGGTGCGGCAAGAATGGCAAAGGCAGCTTGGCAACTTTTTGACTTATCGCCCAAGCATGGACTACGCCATTGACCGTTGCCATGCTGATTACCCGCCAAGCGCAATTAAGTTTCGAGAATTCTGCAATGCAGGCCCAAACATTCCACGAAACCAAGCCCAGATTGAATACAACCCAAAGCCTGTTGACCCTGAAGTAATTGCCGAGGCCAAGCGCAAACTTGCTGAGTTAAGGTCAAGATGGACGAATTAGAAAAATTAATGTGCAGTGCGCCTGGTTGCCAGAAACGCTGGTCTGTCCACATAAATGGGCAAAAGCCAATGTGCTCAGAGCACCAATGGTCGGACAAAAAGCCTGCAACCAAGCGGGATATTGCAGTCGCAACATTTACACAACCACCAGTCCAGCACTGGCAAGATGATGAGATTTTTTAATGCATGACCACAAATC